TCCGATCTGCTGCGCCAAAGTCATGCGTCGTCGGGCCGATCAAATATCCGCACTATTTGATGCCGTCCATGCTTCCGGCGGGAGCGCGGTAATGGTTACGTTTACCGCGGCACATACCGTGCATGACGATCTTGCCACCTTGCTAGATGCGTTCAAATCGGCCAAACGGGCGTTTACACAGGCGCGTTCCCAGCGCGATATTGCCGCGCTACGGATTGGTGCATTAAGCGCCACTGAAATCACCTATTCGCCCGCCAATGGATGGCATCCCCATCAACATGACGCATGGTTTTTTGCGGGTGCTTCGCCTAATGCCGAACTTTTGGCAGATGCGTTATTTGCATCGTGGCGCGCATCGGCAGAAAAGTTTGGACTGACGACCCTTGCCTCCTATCGAGGCCATCGCGTCGGTGTCGATGTCCGCCCCGCGTGGGATGCCAGCGAGTACCTGGCTAAATTTGATCGCGAGCGCGAATGGTCCCTGTCAGCCGAAATGACGGCCGGTCGTCTGAAATTGTCGCAGGGAAAATCTATGACGCCCTGGGCACTGCTCGAAGATGCAATTTTGCGAGGCAAGGACAGCCCGGCCGCAAAGCTTTGGATTGAGTACCTCCGCGCGACCAAAGGCAAGGCCGTGGTGAGCCTCAAAGCCGCCAGTGCGCTGCTCAAATCATTTGGCATGCCAACAACTCTTGATGATTTCGCCGGCGCCAATGATGTCGGCGAGGGGGAAGTTGTTGGCTGCATCAGCGATATCAGTTTTGACCGGGTTGCCAGAGCATCCGGTCTAGGTCGCCTCCTGGAGGCCGCACGCAGTGGCGGACTTGCGGAGATTGACCGGGTTCTGCAAAGCGATTTTTCCGCGTCATCCAATCCCCAAAAGGAGTTGCAACTATGAGTCTCTTGTCCCGTCACGTCTCCGAGCTGAAGTCCGAAGAATTTGTCCTTGGTCTGTCCACCGGATTCAAAGGTGAAGCCAACACCAAGTTTGAAGGCATCGAATCAACGAAAATTGTCATCGTATCCATCCCCGCCACGAAGAACTGGACCGGCTTTACAGCAATTGAGCAGTCGATTGCTGATAGTTCGGTCGGTGCATCGATGGTTGGAAAATCCTTCCCCGCTCGCTGTTATGTCACGTATCGCCGAGTTGCTGCGGTCGAGAAAAAATCGGTCGAAGGTCAGCTCGTTGCCAAGGATGTTGAAAAACTCGTTGTCGTAGGCATCGAGTACATCACGCAGGTGGATTTGGTCGACATCAAGGTCGCAAAGGCTGCCTAACTTGCCCCT